AATGGGCAATATGCCTGGCGCTGAGATGAAAGATGGAAAGCCTACCCGACTTTTACTTTCTCTTAGAGCTTGGGGCGCAACGTCCAAAGAAGATGCAAGAGCGAAAGCTAAAGCTATCTCTAAGAGGAACAAATGAGACCAGTATCCATCAGTAAGAATTTAACTGCTAATACAGCTACAACGCTGTATACAGTGCCTACTGGATACTATGCAAGGTGTGTCTTAATTCATGCTTGCAATACATCTCCAAGCAAACATATTTCATTTAGCTGGTATGACGCAAGTGCTAGTACATCAACTTTAATTGTTAGTGAACAAGTTTTATCAGCAAGAACTACATTAACTCTTATTTCAGACACACAATATTTTGTGATGGAAGAAGGTGATTATTTAACAGCAACTTCTGAAGCTGGATCAACGATGTCTGTACTTGCAACTTTTGAAATTGAAGGAGTACAAAGAGCATGACATTTTTACAACTGATTAACAATGTATTGATTCGTTTGCGTGAGACTCAGGTTTCATCAAATGCTGAGACTGCTTATTCAACTTTAATTGGCTTGTATGTCAATGATGCAAAGCGTCAAATTGAAGATGCTTTTAGTTGGAATGTACTTAGTAAAAGAGTAACAATTACAACAAACTCTAGTACATATAGCTACTCAATGACTGATGCTGGACAGAAGTTCCAAGTTCAAGATGCTTTGAATACAACCTCAAATGTTCCATTGCAAAATATTAGTTTTGTTGAAATGAATAGATTTCAAAATCTAGTTCCTGCAATAACAGGTGTTCCTCAATACTATGCTTTTGATGGTGTAGATGGCAATGGAGACACTAAAGTTTCATTGTATCCAAGACCTGATGGCGTATATAACATTCCATTTGAACTTACTGTTCCACAGGCTACATTGGCTTCTGATGGAACATCTGTATTAGTACCAGATAGTCTTGTTGTTCAAAATGCTTATGCAAGGGCATTGGTTGAACGAGGTGAGGATGGTGGATTGAACTCTTCTGAGGCTTATCAGCTTTATAGGTCTATGTTGTCAGACCAAATTGCTTTGGAAGGCACACGTTATCCTGAAAATCAGGAGTTTGTAGCCGTATGAGCCAAGTCTTACAGACTGCAAGCATTTCAGCTCCAGGCTTTTATGGACTGAATACACAAGATTCGCCATTAGATTTGGCGGCTGGCTTTGCTTTGGTTGCTACTAACTGTGTAATTGACAGATATGGTCGTGTTGGCTCACGAAAAGGTTGGTCAAGAGTTAATTCATCTTCTGGAAACTTAGGCTCTAATGCTCCTTCTGTTATTCACGAGTTAGTACAGACAGATGGAACACTGACTATTCTATTTGCAGGAAATAACAAGCTCTTTAAATTGGGTGCTTCTAATGTAGTCACAGAGCTAACTTATGGTGGGGGTGGTAGTGCGCCTACTATCTCTGCAAATAATTGGTCTTGTGCTTCTCTAAATGGTATTACATACTTCTTTCAAGAAGGCCACGATCCATTGATATTTGATCCAGCAGTAAGCACTACTACGTTTCGTAGAGTTAGCGAGAAAACTGGATATGTAGGAACAGTTCCATCAGGAAACATTGTTCTTAGCGCTTATGGACGTTTGTGGGTTGCAGATACAACTACTGATAACACAACTGTTTACTTTTCTGATTTACTTGCTGGTCATATATGGTCTACAGGCACTTCAGGCTCTTTGAACACTAATCTTGTTTGGCCTAATGGCGCAGACAACATCACTGGCTTAGCAGCACACAATAACTTTTTAGTCATCTTTGGTCAAAGACAGATTCTTGTTTATGCTGGGGCTACCTCTCCTGCAAATATCACTTTGTCTGATACTGTTGCAAGTATTGGATGTATTGCAAGAGATTCAATTCAGAGTACAGGAAAAGACATTCTTTTTTTATCAAACTCAGGAGTAAGATCGCTTGCTAGAACAGTGCTTGAGAAGTCTGTTCCAATTGGCGATTTGTCTAAGAATGTTCGCAGTGATTTAATGACTAGTATTGCTGGTGAGACGCTTGCAAATATCAAGTCTGTTTATTCAGAGACTGAAGCGTTCTATCTGCTTGTTTTGCCTATTGTTAAACAGGTATATTGTTTTGATACTCGTGGTCAACTACAAGATGGTTCTTATAGAGTTACAACTTGGGATTCAATAGAGCCTTCTTCATTAGTTTCTCGCAGAAATGGTGATTTGCTTATTGGAAAAACTGGATATATTGGCAAGTATAGTAATTCATTAGATGATACTTCTACATATCGCTTTCAATATTACACAAACCATGCAGACCTTGGTAATGCAAATGTTACTTCACTTCTAAAAAGAATCAAGGTTGTAGTGATTGGTGGCTCAAACCAGTTTGTTACGATAAAGTGGGGCTTTGACTTTAACACCAACTATTTGTCTACCAATGTGAATATACCAACTCAAGGCATATCTCAATATGGTATTGCAGAGTATGGTGCAAATGCTACTGTTGTTGCTCAGTATTCCAATGGTGTTGCTTTACAAACATTAAGTGCTTCTGCATCTGGAAGCGGTAAAATCGTGCAAACTGGTTATGAGTCGAATATTAATGGGACTGCGTTGTCAATTCAGCGCATTGAAATCCAATCTAAAGATGGGAAAACAGTATGAGTAATTACACACAAAGCACTAATTTTGCAACTAAAGATGCTTTATCTTCAGGTGATCCTTTAAAAATTGTTAAAGGTACTGAGATTAACACTGAGTTTGTCAATATTTCTACTGCTATTGCTACTAAAGCTGATCTAGCATCTCCTACTTTTACTGGTACTCCAGCAGCTCCAACAGCGTCTAGTGGAACAAACACTACTCAATTGGCGACTACTGCTTTTGTTACAGCGGCAGTAACAGCTTCTTTGGCAGTTTTATATCCTGTAGGCTCTATTTACATCAATGCTTCTGTATCAACCAATCCCGCAACATTGCTTGGATTTGGTACTTGGACAGCATTTGGCGCTGGTCGAGTCATGGTTGGCTTGAATGGAAGTGATGCGTTATTTGATACTTTGGAAGAAACTGGTGGTAGCAAAGACGCTATTGTTGTAACGCATAGTCACTCGACAACTACAACAGTTACTGATCCATCGCACTCACATGCAGCATCTCTTGGAAATTTCCTTACAGAAACAGGAACTGGTACTTATGCTTATGGCGGCGCTGGTGCTAACATAAGTGTTAGGACTAATACTGCTACCGCATCTACTGGTATTACTGTTGCTACAACAGTTGACTCTGCTGGCGCATCTGGAACTAATGCCAATATTCAACCCTATATTGTTGTTTATATGTGGAAGCGTACAGCATGATTACGCACCACTTCAGCGATGGTTTGTATGCTAAGGAAGCCTCATTTGAGGCTGGTACAGCCATTCTGAAGCACACGCATGACTTTAGTCACTTATCTATTCTTGCTAAAGGCAAGGTGGCTGTGATGAAGGGTGATGAGATAGAGATTATTGAAGCGCCATCGTGCATTGAGATCAAAGCGGGTCTTGTGCATGGTGTTAAAGCAATTACAGATTGTGTTTGGTTTTGTATTCACGCCACTGACGAAAAAGACCCGTCAAAAGTGGATGACATTTTGATTGGAGTTTGATATGCCTATTACAGCAGCATTAATTGGAGGCGGTGCATCATTGTTGGGTGGTTTATTTGGTGGTAATTCAGCCAAAAAAGCCGCACAAATACAAGCAGATGCACAAACTAGGGCGGCACAACTAGCGGCTGATGAAGCTCGTTTTAGGCCTGTAGGAGTTACGACTCGATTTGGATCATCTAATTTTACGACTGATGCTAATGGTCGAGTAACTGGTGCGGGCTATAACTTGTCTCCTGAAATGAAGGCCATGCAAGATAGATTCTTGGGTCTAGCAGGAACAGGTCTTACACAGGCAGAACAAGCACAAGGTCAATATGCTCCTATTGGTCAGGCGGCTCAAAGTTTATTTGGTTTAGGCCAACAGTATCTTGCTCAATCTCCTCAAGAGGCGGCACAAAAGTATATTGCACAACAGCAAGAGCTATTAGCCCCTAGTCGTGAGCGTCAATATGGTCAATTACAGACAAACCTTTTTAATACTGGTCGTACTGGTTTAGCAATAGGTGGCACAGGTTTGCGTCCAGGTGGTGGCGAGGGGTTAAGAGCGGCTAATCCTGAGATGGAAGCATATTACAACGCTCTTGCTCAACAAGATGCACAATTGGCGGCACAAGGTATGCAAGCGGGACAAGCGCAAACAGCTTTTGGTGCGGGATTATTTGGTACTGGTGGAAATTTAGCTAATCAAATGTATGGTTTGCAAACATCGGCTCTTGGCCCTTATCAAGCATATTTGTCAGGAGCTACAGGGCTTGAGCAACTTGGTCAACAGCCACTAGATATTGGTACTGGTATTGGAGCAAAAGTCGCTAATCCAACAGGTGCTAATGCTTTGTACCAAGGTGGTATAAATGCGGCAAACTCAATGTATGGTGCTAATGCTTATAATCCATTTGCAACTGCATTAGTTGGTGCATCTCAAAATCCTGCTTTGATGACAGGTGCGGCAAAATTCTTTGGTGGAAATACTGGATTTACTGACGTTGGTGGATTAGGCCAAGCATCAAATGACGTTTTACGTCAATATGGTATTTAAGGAGTAAGACATGGCAGATATAGTCCCATCTTTATTCGGTCTTACCCCCGAAATGTATCAGCAAGGCCAACAGGCTAGGGCAGATCAACAAGCACTGCAGTATGCACAATTAACGCCTTTCCAACAAGCTAACTTTGCTATTGGTCGTGGCGCTAATATGCTTGGTGGTGCTGTAGGTCGAGGCTTGGGTGGTGAAGACCCTCAATTAGCTCTCATTACTGCTAGACAACAGATTTCAAAGCAAATTAATTATTCCGATCCTGCATCTATTTCTAAAGGTGTAGAAATGTTATCTCAAGTTGGCGACACTCAGGGAGCAATGATGCTTGCTGATGTGTATCGTAAGGCTGAGAGCGAAAAAGCATTGGCTGCACAACGTACTGCTCAAGCTAATCGTGAGGCTAAACAAGCAGTTCCTAACGATATTCAGATTGCAAATGAGATTGCAACTTTAGAAACCTCTCTTTTAGATATTGAAAATACTCCTGATAGTCCAGATCGCACACGGGCTAAAAACTTGTTGAATTCTCGCTTGTCAGCATTAAGAACATTGACTTCTAAGGGAGAAAAAACAGTAAATCCAAACATTAAAGAAATTGGCGTTGCTGAAACAAGTAGAGAGCCTGTTTATTTGGATGTTAATAACGATCAGCAGTTTATCTACAAGCAAGGTGCTGATGGTAAACAAGTTCGTGTTCCATTTACGGGTGGAGTTGATAGACTTACTGCTAAAACACAAGTTAGTGTTACACAAAAAGGTCAAGAAGCATTTTCTACTAAACTTGGTGAATTAGATGCCAAGAAGGTTGCTGATGCTATGGCTCAAAGAGATAACGCTTCATCAACAATAAAGTCTCTAAATAAACTAGCATCTTTACCTGACAATGATTTGATTTCAGGTCAGTTTGCTTCTGGTCGTGTTGGCGCAACCAGTTTGTTGCAAACACTTGGATTGGCCTCTCCTTCTGATGCTAATAGATTGGCAACAAGTGAGCAGTATCAAAAAGTTGCAGGCGATGTTATATTGCAAACTCTTGGTGGAAAACTTGGCGCTGGATTCTCTAATGAGGATCGTAAATTCATTCAAGGTCTTATCCCTCAACTTGAAACAAGTCCCGCTGCTCGTAGAAAACTTATTTCTTTCATGCAAGAAAAGAATCAAGAAGTTATTGATGAATCAATTCGTCTTGAAAATTACGCTAGAGAAAAAAATGGTCTTAAAGGGTTTGTTCCAAAGATTCCAATGTCTGTTGCACCAAGCCAACCAAGACCTTATTCTGGTTTGACTGATGCCCAGCTTGCTGAAAGAATCAGAGCCGCACAAGCTCAACAAAAATAAGGGGTGATTTATGGCTGATGATTTAGCAGAACTCATTGCTGAACAACAACGAAGAGCTGGTAATATAACTGGTGGAACTAGCAGTGTTCTTGAGCAACCTAAAGAAACTACTACTCTTAATGAAGTTAAGAAAGCTGTTACATCTCTTTTAAAAGGCTCTACAAAGGGCATCATTGACCTCGTTGGCGGTTGGGGCAATCTTTATGATGTAATTAAAGAGAGCAAAGAACCAAATCCATTGTCTAGCCGTGGAATAGTTAACGCTATTTCTAATGCTGGTGGCCCTGACTTGATGAAACTTCAGGGGTACAAAGGTCTATACGATGTTGGTCAAGCTGGCGCTCCTGCGGCAGTAATGAGTGTTATGGCTCCAGGTAGTAGCTTATTTAATTTGTCTACTCCTGCACGAACAGCGGCTGTTGAATTTGCTTCTGGTGGTGGATTAGGTTTGTTATCTCAACAAGTTGCACCTGAGAGCATGGCTGGACAGTTAGCTATGCAAACATTGCCATACTTAGTTGTTGGTGGTGTTCGTGGTTATAGCGCTAAAAATCAGCAAGATAAGATTAAAGAATACAAATCATTACTTCCAGAAGGCGATAAAAACATCTTTGATGAGTTTATGTTGCGTGGTCAGGCATCATCTGATCCTGTAATTGCGGCTGATATTGCTAGACTTTCTAGATCGCCAAAGTATTTAGAGTTGATTACTGCCTTAAATGAAGGCGCAGCAAAGAAAGCAGTTCTTGGTATTGAGCCTAAAGGTTCTGCATTAACACCAGAACAGGCAAAAGTTGGAATTATTCAAGGTATTCAAAACAAACTTGAAGCCATTAGAGATAGTAAGACAAGTGGTTTATTTGAAAAAGCTAAG